GATTATCTGACGGTCACCGGACGGTTTCTTGCCTGTCTGCTGGAACGAAGAATCATCTATCCCACCATCACCGCAAACGGCAGCTATGAGGACATTGTCCGCAAAGTGCTGTCCCGCAATGCAATCTCTGCCGGAATCCGCAATCTGCCCGGTTTTTCCATGGGGACGGTTTCCGGCGACTGCTGGCAGAAAACCGCACGAATGCAGGTCAGCTATGACAACATCTTAGAATGGCTGTACAGCCTTTGTGAAACCATCGGCGGTTCGGCAAATGTGCGGCTGGATGGAAATGCACTGAAATGCGACCTGTTTTCCGGAACAGACCGCAGTTTGTTGCAGGATGAAAACCCCCACATCGTATTCTCCGATGCGTACAACAATCTGCTGTCGTTCTCCTATGCAGCAGACGATGCGGTGCAGAAAAACTTCGCCTATGTGCTGGGCTGCGGCGAAGGAAATGCCAGAAAACGCACGACATTCTGTTCTGGTACAGAGCCGACCTACCTTGATCGCTATGAGGTGTATGTAGACGAGCGAAACACGGCACAGGAAGAGGACGTGACCGATGCGGAATATTTAGAAATTTTGAAAAGCAGCGGTGCAGAACATCTGGTACAGCCGAAAACGGCATCGGAATCCGCTATCGCTGCTTTTTCGACCCAGTATCAGTACAACAAGGATTACTTTGTGGGCGACTATGTGACCGTGGAACAGAGAAGATTCGGCTTGATTCAACCCAGAATCCAGCTGATCGGCATGGTGGAGAGTTTCGATCAGAACGGCAGAAGTCTGACCCCGACATTTAAGGAGATGGAGTGAGCATATGGCATTTTCCTATGGATTTTTTAACGCACAAAACCTTGACCGGGTGTATACCGCAGAGGATTTCACCGCATATCTGTCCAGCCTGATTTGCAATGGAATTCTGGATACTTACCGGCAGTGTTTTGCACCAACAGTCAAAAATTTGTCCGTTACATTCGGCACGGGCAAGGCGTGGATCGATGGGCATTATTTTATCAGTGATACCCTGCATACCATCGACCTTTCTTCTTATGTAGATGAATCTCTGAATCGTTATGTAGCAATCGGGATCTATTGTGATCGTTCTACTCGTACCTGTGGGATTCGTATTCTGGCAGGTACAGCAGCCACCAGTCCAAACATTCCCGCCTTTACCAACAACAATGTGACGACTTATCTGACTTTAGCAGTTGTAAGACTGCGTGCCGGAACGACAAGTATTCTGGATTCCGATCTGACAGACTGCCGTGCGGACGAGAGCAAATGCGGTTACTGCAAGTGCATCCTTGGCAAGTGCAGAGTGACAGAGATGCTCGCTGAAATGGCAAAGACAAATGCCACACTGGACGAACTGCAAAAGCGGCTGGATGCGATGAACAGTCAGATTTCTGAACTGCAGACCAAGGTAGATGACTTGACGGCAGGCGAAATCCTAGCAACCGGACAGTGCGGTGAAAACATCTACTATGTTCTCTATGACAACGGCAAACTGCTGCTGCGTGGAACGGGTGCAACATACGACTATACTTCTCATGATTCTGTGTTTTATCAAAACGATCAGATCAAGGAGATTGTGCTCAGCAATGGCATTACTGGTCTGGGTGACCGTTTGTTTTATCATTGTGCCAATGCGAAAACGGTATCTCTGCCGGCTACACTGACCAGCATTGGGAATGCCGCTTTTGCACAGGAAGATGCTGCAATCGGCTATACCGCCGGTCTGACTTCTGTTACCATTCCGCAGGCAGTTACTGCGATTCAGTCATATGCCTTTTATCACACCGCCATTGCAGAAGTCACTGTGCCTGCCAGCGTGAAAACATGGGGAAAGTATGTTTTCAGCGATTGTACAAAGCTGAAAAATGCTCGTGTTGCGTGTGATTCCATTGGTGCTTTTGCGTTTACAAGATGTACAGCATTGTCCAGCCTTACCATTTCTGCGAATTGCAGAACCTTTGGGGAAAATATGCTGGCATACTGTGAAAGTCTAACAGACATCACATATGAAGGAACGATCGCTCAGTGGAACACCATCACCAAACCGGTCAACTGGATGTCCTCCGGAGAACATTCCTACAACAATTATCTGAAAAAGATCCAGTGCATAGACGGCTATTTGGAATATGATCCTGAAAATAATGTGTGGAATGAGGTGAAAAACGGATGATGAAATTCTTAGTGAAACAGCAAAAAATCGAAGTGCTGGAACGAGAGATCATTGCTTCTGACCAGATCGCATTTGTTTTGGTGAAATTCGTGTTCGATGGGGCTTGGAAAACGCTGCACAAGGTGGTACAGTTCACACAGTGCGAAGAAACATACAACGTGGTGCTTGGCATAGACGGAACAACCTGCTTGCTGCCTGCCGAACTGCATCCTGGTGCGGTGAAGATGAGTTTGTTTGGCTACGATGCAGAAAGCGATACTACACTGCGTGCAACAACAGTACCCGTCACACTTCACATCCGACCGTCCGGTTTTGTCGCAGATGGGGATACGCCAATTCCGCCGACTCTGGATTTATATACGCAGCTTTTGAAAAAACTGGATGAAAAGGCTGCTGGACTTCAAAATGGAAAAGATGGATTTTCCCCCAAAGTGAAGGCGGAGCAAATGGAGTTTGGTGTTGTAATTACCATTGTCGATGCCGATGGTGAAACTTCTGCAATGCTTCATAATGGTGCAAACGGAGAAAAAGGTACAGACGGTAAATCTGCATATCAAATTGCGGTAGAGCAAGGTTATCAAGGCTCTGAATCAGACTGGCTCTCTTCCTTGAAAGGTGATAAAGGCAATACAGGAGCCAAAGGAAATCCCGGTCAAGATGGTGCAGATGGAAAATCAGCATATGCAATTGCAGTGGAGCATGGCTACGAAGACTCCGAGGAAAAATGGCTTTTATCCTTGAAAGGTGAAAAAGGTGATACTGGTGAGCGTGGTGAAAAGGGCAACACCGGAGATAGAGGGCTGCAGGGCGTTCCAGGAGAAAAAGGTGAAAAGGGAGATGCTGGCGTAGCTGGTAAAGACGGCACAGACGGCTTTTCCCCGATTGCGAATGTTGTGAAGAATGGCAGTGTTATCACAATCACCATTACAGATAAAAATGGTACAACTACAGTGACATTAACAGAGGGTGCAGCCGTAGACCTTGCACCCTATGCCAAGGTTACTTATGTGGATGAAAAAGTGCAGGAATTGTCCGACAGTCTGACGTATATCTTGCAGGAGCACACACTTTCCATCACGCATCTGGAAGATAAATCGCATACCCACGAAAATCAATCCGCATTGGATCAGATCACTGCCGCTAAAATCGCACAATGGGATGGTTTCGGCACACAAATCAATGGGCTTAGCACAAAGGTTACAGTCTATTCAGAAAAGACAGAACGTACTTTGGAGAGCCTGCAAAAGCAAATCGATAATCTGACAAGCGGCAGAAATTACACCGTTCTGTTTCAGTCCGGGCAGAATGCCATTTCGACCTATGCATCAAATCTCAGCATGGTTCTGGACGGCAGCTATCAGACAATGACAGATTTTCTGGCTGCCTATCCGCAGTTTTGCAGTGCAGCAAATGATTTCGTGCTGTCCTACTCGCAGGAGTGCTTCAACTGGGATAAGTCGATCTTGACCGTTTGTGCAAAGCCCTTATCTCTGACGAAAAATGCGGAAATCGTGATGTCCTATCAGTCGGGTTCCAGTGAAACCGGAAGTTTGTATCTGGTGCCGAAACCGCAGAAAATTGACATTCCTATTGGCGTGTATGTAAACACAGAGATCGACGCAAATCGTGCGGTTTCTCTGGATTTCCACTGGCTGCAGTCGGATACCTTTATCACCACCATCACAGAATGCACCGGCATTTCTGACGGCGAATATTACCTTGCATGGGCAGGCAGAAGCAACAATCCCCACCCGAAAATCCGATTCCTGAAAGTACTGGAGGACTAAAAATATGATGAAAGATACTATTTGCGTGGCTGTCGGCTTGGTCGGCGGCTTTTTTACTGCCATTTTTGGCGGCTGGGACTCCGCTCTGGTGACACTGGTCGTCTTTATGGCAATCGACTTTTTCACCGGCATCATCACTGCCATGATGAAAAAGTCCAAACACACAGAAAGCGGCGGACTTTCTTCCAAAGCCGGCTGGTTCGGTCTGGCGAAAAAAGTCTGCACTTTAATGCTGATCGTTGTTGCAGTTCGGATGGATATTCTGCTGAATACCAACTACATCCGGGATGCAGTCTGCATCAGCTTTTGCCTGAACGAACTGCTTTCCATTGTGGAAAATACAAGTTTAATGGGGATCCCATATCCGCCTGCAATTCAAAAAGCAATTGATGTTCTGCAAAAGCAGGCAGGGAGAAAGGAGAAGGACGATGATTAAGACCTATCCGTTTGATGATAAAACGCAGCTTTCGGTGCATTTCAATGTGTCGGAGTTCCGCTGCAAATGCGGCAAGGCGCACGACACGCTCCTTGCCGATGAGCTGGTGGACAAGTTGGAACAGCTATATTCCGCCCTCAACTGCTCGAAAATCATCGTGACCAGTGGCTTCCGCTGCTCAATGCACGACCGTAGTGTCAGCGGCAACGGCACAGGGCAGCATACAAAGGGCAACGCTGCCGATATCTGCTGTTACGGGCAAGATGGACAGCCTGTCAGTTCAAAAACAGTTTGCTGCAAGGCGCAGGATATTGGCTTCGGCGGCATCGCAAATATTACACCTGCCTACATCTACACACACGTTGATGTGCGTTCTGGTAAAAAGTGGTATGGCAATGAGGTGCAGGGCAACAGCAGCGTGACCGATAATTTCTATGAATATTTCGGAGGCGAGGATATGAAGGGTATTGATGTGAGTGTGCATAATGGCATTATTGACTGGCAGAAGGTCAGGGCTGACGGCATCAGTTTTGCGATTCTCCGGGCAGGCTTCGGCAAGCTGGCAAAGCAGAAGGACGAGCGATTTGAGGACAATTATGCAGGTGCAAAGGTGGCTAGCATTCCGGTCGGTGCGTACTGGTACAGCTATGCCATGACTCCGGAGGAAGCGAAACTGGAGGCAGATGTATTCCTGTCCGTTATCAAGGGAAAGCAGTTCGAGTTCCCGGTTTATTTCGATCTGGAGGAAAAAAAGCAGTTTGATCTCGGCAAGGAGAAGGTGTCTGCCATTATGCGGGCGTTCCTTGAAAGAGTGGAGGCGGCAGGCTATTTCGTCGGTCTGTACGGCTCTGCATCCTCGCTCGTGACGCACATAGCCGATGACATCAAGAGCCGCTATACCATCTGGCTGGCGCATTGGGTTGACCAGACCAACTACGGCGGCGCATTTGGTATCTGGCAGCATTCCGAGAAGGGCAAGGTCGCGGGCATCAACGGCAATGTCGATCTGGACATCGGCTACAAGGATTTCCCTACGATCATCAGGGCGAAGGGGCTGAACGGCTACGGCAAGGAGGAAGTTCTGCCGAATCCGCCTGCACCTGCTGACGATGACGGCGTCACGGTTGAGGTCACGGTTGACGGCAAGAAATATAGCGGAAAACTGAATAAGGCTTGAGACAGGGGCTGTCGGGGATTATTTCTCCGGCAGCCCTTTTTTTGTTGAAACAAGTCTTTGAAACATCCGCATATCGCAGTTGTTTCATACCAGTTGTCTCAGTGAAAAATGCCGCCCAGACCGTAAGAATCACACCGCCCTAAGACAAGTTATACAACTATATCTATATAGTACAAATAAAAGGAATATTTATATAATAATGGGACGCACACACGCACATATACGCGCGTAATGGAATTTTTGTCCCACTTGTCTTCGTCAAAACACGCTCCTGCTTTCCAATGAGAAGTAGGAGGTGTTGATATGACAGATGTACAGAAGGCAGATATTATCCGTCTGCGCTCCGAAGGACAGTCATTTGGTAAGATCGCCGCTGTGCTTGAACTATCCGTAAACACAGTCAAATCATTCTGTAGCCGAAATAAGGATAGCCGTCTTTGCTATTGCTGCGGCACTCCTATTATACAGCCGCCGCACACCCGACAAAAGAAGTTCTGCTCTAACCGATGCAGGATGAAGTGGTGGTATGCACATAAGGATGATGTGAACCGCAGAGCAATTTATGATTTCACCTGCGCCTGCTGCGGAGAACCTTTTCAGGCATACGGCAACGATCATCGGAAGTATTGCAGCCGTCAGTGCTATTTGCAGTCCCGATTCGGAGGTGAGCAGCGTGAACTTTCAGAATGAAATGATGTATCAGGCAACTATGAGCATCGCCCGGAAGATGCTCCGTGACGGGTTGATTTCCGAGGATGAATATCGTCAGATTGATACAATGTTCATTGAAAAATACCAGCCAAAAATCGGCGTATTATTTGTTGACTTACAGCCTGAACAGAGGTAATATGGGATACTGAAAGGAGGGCTTTATATGCGTAGAATCACGAAAATTGAGCCTACAGAACCCATATTGCCAAGACGAAAAAGAGTAGCCGCCTACGCCCGTGTGTCAATGGAATCCGACCGACTGGCACATTCCCTTGCAGCGCAGATCAGTTACTACAGCGACCTCATTCAGAAGAATCCTGAATGGGAATATGCCGGAGTGTATGCTGACAGTTTCGTTTCCGGCACGGAAACCAGCAAGCGGCAGGAGTTCCAGCGGATGCTGGCAGACTGTGATGCAGGAGAGATAGACATTATCCTCTGCAAAAGCATATCAAGGTTTGCCCGCAATACGGTTGACCTGTTGGAGACTGTACGTCATCTGAAAGACCTCGGCATCGAGGTGCGCTTCGAGAAAGAGAACATCAACTCCCTGTCTGGTGACGGTGAACTGATGCTTACCATCCTTGCCAGCTTTGCGCAGGAGGAAAGCTACAGCATTTCTGAAAATGTAAAGTGGGGCATTCGGAAACGCTTTGAAAAAGGTGATCCATGCAATCGAAATCCAATACTCGGCTATGAATGGGTTGATGACAAACTGGTCGTTGTCCCGGAAGAAGCAGAAATTGTAAAGAGAATATTCCGAAACTTCCTTGACGGAAAATCAAGGCTGGAAACGGAACGGGAACTGAATGCCGAAGGTATCACAACAAAGAGAGGATATCGCTGGATAGATTCCAATATAAAGGTTATTCTGACCAATATCACGTATACAGGCAATATGCTTCTGCAAAAGGAATACATTACCGACCCGATTACCAAACGCCGAAAGAAGAATAACGGCGAACTGCCAAAATACTATGTGGAAAATACGCATGAAGCCATTATAGATATGGAGACTTTCAGGTGGGTGCAGGAGGAAATGGAAAGAAGGAAAAAGTTAGGCCCTCTGGCAAACAAATCACTGAATACCTGCTGCTTTACAGGAAAAATCAAGTGTCCTTTCTGCCATAAAAGCTATATGCATGAAGTCAGAACAGACCGAGGTTATGCAGAATACTGGCTTTGTGGAAGCAGAAAGATAAAAGGCGGTCGCTGTACTGTCGGCGGCAGTATCAATCATAAGCACTTACAGGAAACCTGTGCAAAAGTACTTGGATTGCAGGAATTTGATGAGGCTGTTTTTCTTGAACGTGTGGATGTTATTTATGTTCCGAAGCGTGAAACATTAGAGTTTCATCTGAAAGACGGAACAGTTGTAACGGAAGCGTGTAAAAACACAGGCCATCAGGACTGCTGGACGGAAGAACGAAGGGCTGCCACTTCCTTGAAACGCAAAAATGGAAAAAGACCGAATCGGGCGGATATGACTTGTTTCTCAAAAGTGATTAAATGCGTAAGGTGCGGATGTAATTTCCGGAAAGGCACACGCACCTCTGCAAATGGCGACAAAGTTAGTCACTGGAGATGTTCGGAACATAAAGGATGTAATTCCGTAAGTCTTCGTGATGATTTACTGCGTACTATGGCAGCACAGGTTCTCAGCATCGATGCATTTAATGAAGAGGAGTTTGAACAGAGAATTGACCATATCGATGTGGAAGAAGACAGACTGGAGTTCTATTTTCGAGATGGTCATTCTGTAACGGATCATTGGCCAATACCAAGGAGGAAAAAATGCCAAAAATAACGAAAATACCTGCATCAATCAGCCGATACACATCAGCACCGATTGATGCACCTGTCAAGCGTAAGGTTGCTGCCTATGCTCGTGTGTCAACCGACAGCGAAGAACAGTTAACTTCATACGCTGCTCAGATAAGCTATTACACTGAATACATAAAAGGACGTGAGGACTGGGAGTTTGTTGGGGTGTACACTGATGAGGGTATCAGCGGTTGTTCCACCAAACGCAGAGAGGGCTTTCAGCGAATGATATCGGACGCAATGGCAGGAAAAATTGACCTTATCATAACAAAAAGTGTGAGCCGTTTTGCAAGAAATACTGTTGACAGCCTGACAACCATTCGTCTTCTGAAAGAAAATAACGTGGAGTGTTATTTTGAAAAAGAGAATATCTGGACGTTCGACGGCAAAGGAGAACTGCTTCTTACCATTATGTCGAGTATAAGCCAGGAAGAAGCACGTTCTATTTCAGAGAATGTAACCTGGGGACACAGAAAGCGTTTTGCCGATGGTAAGGTTAGTGTTGCCTACAGCCGGTTTCTCGGATATGACAAAGGCCCTGATGGAAAAATGGTTGTGAACCCGGAACAGGCCGAAATTGTAAAGCTGATATACCGTCTGTTTCTTGAAGGCATGACACCGCATACGATTGCTATTCATTTAACAGAGAAAGGCATTAAAACGCCCGGCGGAAAAGATAAGTGGAATGCAACTACAATCCGCCGTATTCTGACAAATGAAAAGTACAAAGGTGACGCACTCCTTCAGAAAGAATTTACTGTGGACTTTCTGACCAAAAAGACAAAGAAAAACTGTGGTGAAATACCGATGTACTATATCGAAGATGACCATGAAGCCATTATCGATCCTGCAGTATTTGATATGGTTCAGCAGGAAATGGAACGCAGAAAGACAGGAACATCACGCTATAGCGGTGTCAGTATCTTTTCAAGTAAAATTAAGTGCGGTGAATGCGGAGGGTGGTATGGGGCTAAGGTCTGGCACTCCACCGACCAGTACCGTAAAGTTATCTACCGCTGCAACAACAAATATAACGATGAGCGCTGTACTACACCGCACATCATGGAAGAGGAAGTAAAGGCTGTGTTTCTGAAAAGCCTGAATAAGCTGCTTGCCAATCGGGATGAACTGATAGAAAACGTAAAGCTGATTTGTGATAAGCTGACCAATACATCAGAACTGGAAGCCGAAAAAGAAAAATATGCCGGGGAAATGTCCCTTGTTGCGGATATGGTTCAGGCGGCAATGCTGGAGAATGCTCGTATCGCACTCGACCAGGAGGAGTACCGGCAGAAAAATGATGTCCTTTCCGCACGATTTGAGGCGGCAAAGAAAAAGCATGACGAATTGGCCATGCGGATTGAAGAAATAGAAACACGAGGACAGAATCTCCGCCACTTTCAGGAAACGCTGGAATCCTTAAACGGACAGGTGACTGAATTCGATAGCGACCTTTGGGGTTCATTGGTTGATTACATCACGGTTTATGAGAACGGAGAAAAAACGGTTACTTTCAGAGATGGAAGTGTGATTTAA